AGGCAACTTCACCATCCTTTTCGATCGAAATCGCGACCTTGTGCGTTTTGGTGTTGGCGACCATCGACCGGATAACCCATCCGGCGTCCTGCGACATCTTCAGAACAAAGCCTTGCTGCTTCGTCATGTACTGCGGAGGGGTATGCTGCGTCACGCGCGGCTTGGGCGCCAGCGCTTCGGCCTGGGCTTGTCGAAGGGCGTCAAGGGCAGACGGGCTCGACTGCGATACGTTCAGGTTTGCATTCATGATTTCTGTTCCTTTCTAGGGTTGGAGTGGATATTCCACACGACGACTATAGGCGACAAAAACAACTATAGCAAATCCGTGGATGTTCGCTTCCTCACATAACGCGATCAGTTTCCGGGAAAAACTCGTTCAGTTGCTCAACGAATCGACGATGCTCGTTCGATCGATGGTGAAAAACGCTCGCGGTTCGTTCACCGGCCTGCTGATCCAGTTGTCCAACGGCTTCCGCTCGCCCGCGATAACTAAGGGCTTGTGCGTAATGCCATGCGCGCAGCTTGCGAAGGAATTCGACATTTGACGGTTTCATGCCAATCACTGACCCGTCCCCTTCAGAACAGTCATAAGCGCGACGGATTGCCAAAGGCTCAGAGCACGATCGATAGATACCCAACTGAACTTCGTGATACCAAGTCCGTAAACGACCCATCCACCGCGAACCGGCTTGCAACGAGGCTTTACTAATTGCATCTTTCATATACCTTTCTGTCTGAATTTGCATTTTTATCGAAATACGTCGACAATGCAAGCGGAAAATTAGACAAAACCCTCTAAATATGCTACCGCTCGACGTCGACGAAATTACATTGGAACGCCCGCTACCGGTCGCATATTACGACCCGGAAAAGCTCGAAGTCGTTCGGGCATTGAATGAGGCACTTTACACGGGCGTGGAGACGCTCGCAAGTGCCGACTTGCCGATGTACACCCTTAACCCGGCGCTTAAGTCATTCTGGCGCACGCGGTCGCGTTACAAGGTACTGTACGGCGGTCGCGGCTCGTCGAAGTCGCACGACGCGGCCGGGTACGCGGTGTTCCTCGCGGCGCACTATACCGTCAAGATTCTATGCGCCCGTAAGTTTCAGAACAAGATCAGTGAGTCGGTCTACACGCTGATCAAAGACAAGATCGCGGCGAGCCCGTTCCGGCAAGACTTCGAAATTCTAAAGACATCCATCCGTCACCGCGTCACGGGTAGCGAATTCCTTTTCTACGGTATCGAGCGCAACCTCGAAGAAATCAAGTCGACAGAAGGCGTCGATATCCTCTGGCTCGAAGAAGCCCACTATCTGAATGCGGACCAGTGGAAGACGATCGAGCCGACGATTCGTAAGCAGGGTTCGCAGGTATGGCTGATTTTTAACCCGGACCAGATTACCGACTTCGTCTATCAGAACTTCGTCGTCAATCCGCCGCTCGATACGGTCAAGAGGGAAATCAACTGGCAGGAGAATCCGTACCTGTCAGAGACGATGCTCAAGATCATTTACGAATACTACCGGCGCGAGCCCGAAGAAGCGGAACACGTCTACGGCGGTATTCCGCGTGATGGTGCGGACAAGTCAGTCATCCCACTGAAATATGTCGAAGCCGCGATCAATGCGCACAAGAATATCAAGTTCGAGTGGCGCGGCGAGCCCGATGGGTTGAGTGTAGAGGCGCGTGTTAGATGGCGCCTACAAAACATCAATAATCCTAAGCATCACGTATGCATCCGGGCCGGTTGGGAACCGTCCGGTATAAAGCGCATAGGATTCGACGTTGCCGACGATGGGGACGACAAGTGCGCGACCGTGTACAGCCACGGAAACGTCATTATGAGGGTGCAGGAATGGCGCGGTCTCGAAGACGAACTGCTTAAGTCGTGTACGCGCGTATGGAACATGGCGCGAGAGCTTGGCTCTTCGATTACCTGGGATTCTATCGGCGTCGGCGCGCACTGCGGCGCAAAGTTTGGTGAGCTAAACGACGAGTTCAGGCAGAGTATTCAGTACGACCCTTTCAATGCTGGCGGTCGCGTGGACGATCCAGACGGCTCGTACATGAAGCTTCCGCACGTCGATATCCTGAACAAGGATCATTTCAGCAACATCAAGGCTCAGAAGTGGGATGAAGTAGCAACGCGTTTCCGCAAGACATACGAGTACATCGTACTGGGGATAAAGCATCCGATTGACGAACTCATTTCGATAGACCTTGACGGCGTTGGAAAAGAGTTCGTCGACCAAATGAAGTTTGAACTTGCGTCACCGCGCAAGGATGTTGACCGGCTGGGTAAATTCAAGGTAGAGGCAAAGATCGATCTACGTGAGCGCGGTATCAAATCGCCTAACGTGGCGGACGCATTGATTATGTCGATGATCCGTCCGAAAAGAGACGCGGCGACGTTCTTTGGTTAATCCTAGCAACCTCTTCGTCGACGAACAACACCTGGCACATTACCCGGAAATCGCCGTGTTCGTCGACGTACATTTCAACCCTCGCGGCGATACCGTCTTCTACCGTGACGGATTCGGCCCTACCATCCTTTGTAATTTCCACAAATAGCCCTTTTTAGCTGGTTAAGAAGCAACGAAAAAAGACGCTTGATAGGCGTCGTGAATTTTGAGATTGTGTTGGGCTCGACGACGAAGTTGACGAATAGAACGGCTAACCAGCATATCGCTATTTCGGTCTTAAAACGGGCCAGAACGTCAAGTGAAAGCATGGGGAGAAGCCCGCGATAAATGTTTCACAATTGTATCGCGGGATACAGGTTATTTCGTTGCAAATACAACGATCCCAATAATTAAAGCGAATGCCGCCAGACCGATAGCGAAACCAGTGGTGAAAGAATGAAACCTTACTTCCGATCTCAGAGCCATCCACTCGCGCTCGTTCGGAATATACGGTACATCTTTCTCGTTTTCCGATTCGTCTCGCGGCGTGTCGAAGAAACTCGAATTGTGGATGACCCGAATGTTGTCGTCAAAACGAACAGGAGGGTCGATAGAATCTTTGGTCATGTAAAAAGTCCTCGTCGTTGCTCTTCTGCCTTGTCCCGTTTAGGAATTGGCGCCCAAGCTATCCAAAAGGGTTCGCGCGATCCTTGTGTGATATGCGCTACCCCGCCCTTTCCCAGCAAAATACAGCGCTGGCCGACAGGACACGTATCCATGTCGTAATTGTACGGCTGCAGATCAGCCGTACACACATCTTTAATCAGTGTCTTCAATCAGGTTTCCTTATTAACCGAAAAACTTTCCGCGACAGATCGGGCCGATACCAAGCTCAACGGAAAGTTCGTTCGACAGTTCCCTTCCGCAGCACGAGCATATACCGAATTTCTTGCCGAACGCTACGGCCGCGTCGAGAGGCGAACCGCACGCAGCAATCACTGCTGCATTCTGTTCGTCGGAGCACGCATGCGAGCGCATGAAGCGACCGCCGATGATCTTTCCGAGGTACGTCGAATACTTGTCGTCGAGCGCGTAGATTGCACCGGCGTTTTCGGCCTTCGCGCGCGGACCGGCGGGTTCGAAGCGTAGCGCGATGCCGTTTCCAAGAAGGCGCATCTTGACAAAACGAAGACCTTTTTCCTTGGCGTTATCGAACGCTTTTGAAAGCTTGCTTACGTCAACCCGCACAGGATAACGCCTTGGCTCGCGCGCGGTAGGAACGGACTTTTCAGGGCTCAATACGAGCGGGCGGAAGCCGTCGTAAAACTCGAAGTCTTGCTGGGAAGGTGCTTTCATGGCGCATATCCTTTCTGGTTTCTTTCTATAGGGTAAATCGACCCTGAACCGGATTCTGTCGACGTTTCTCGATCACGTCAACCACTTTTAAGCCGAAAACATCAAACAAATCGGCTTTATCCTTTGGAATCAATCACTTAGGATTGGATTGATGGGAATTCCGGGTTATCATCCGACACACGCGCGTGTGCGCATCTACCCATGGTCCCTATACAAATGCTTAAATTCCTTCGGCGTGTGTTCGGTAGCGAGGCGAAGCCCGTCGAGCCGGAAAAGGAAGAGCGCCCGGTCGCGAAAATCGTCGATCCGCTAGACCCTATCCAGAAACTGAAGGACTGGGATAGAGAGAGCGAGCGCAGACCGGTCGAACTTCGATCGGTGAAGGATTTCCCCATTTTCAACGCACTGGCTGGCGAGCGCCAGGCGGCATTCGACGACGCGTCAACGGCGGCACGCACGAGACTTATCGACGACGGCGTAATGGCGTCGATGGATGACGACACGGGCATGCTGAAGGAAGGGCCGAACAGCGAATACACGGTACCGGAAGGAATCCAGCGCTGGTATATGTCGCAAGGCTTTATCGGGTACCAGTCGTGCGCGATCATTGCACAGCACTGGCTCGTCGACAAAGCCTGTTCAATGTCAGGCGAGGACGCGGCCCGCAATGGATGGACGATCAAGGCGCGCGGCGGAAAGAAACTCAGTACGGAAAACTCAGACCTGATCAAGGAAGCCGACAAGCGCTTCACGCTCAAGCACAACCTGATAGAACTGAACCGTTTCAAAAACGTATTCGGCATACGCGTCGCAATTTTCAAGGTCGAATCGACCGACCCGCTGTATTACGAAAAGCCGTTCAATATCGACGGGGTCGCAAAGGACTCGTACCAGGGCATTTCTCAGATCGATCCGTACTGGATGATGCCGGTAATGACGACGAAGGGGACAAGCGACCCGGCGTCGATCGGTTTCTACGACCCGGAATACTGGGTGATCAGCGGCAAGAAATATCACAAGTCTCACCTTGTCATTGCGCGCGGCCCCCAACCCGCCGACATCCTGAAACCGACATACATTTTCGGCGGGGTTCCGCTTACTCAGCGCATCTACGAACGCATCTACGCGGCCGAACGCACCGCCAACGAATCGCCGCTGCTCGCGATGAGCAAGCGCACGAGCGCGATTCACGTCGACATGCAGCGCGCGCTCGCCAACCAGGCGGAATTCGAACAGCGCCTCGCACTCTGGATTCGCTACCGCGACAATCACGGCGTCAAGGTGTTGGGTAAAGAAGAATCGATGGAGCAGTTCGACACTAATCTGTCGGATTTTGACTCGATCATCATGAATCAGTATCAGCTTGTTTCGGCGATCGCGCGTACGCCGTCGACAAAGCTGCTGGGGACGTCTCCGAAGGGGTTCAACGCGACGGGCGAATTCGAAATGCGCTCGTATCATGAAGAGCTCGAATCGGTTCAGGAGCACGTCTTTATGCCGTTGCTCGAACGGCACTATGACATCTTGGCACGTTCGCTAGACTTGGGCACGAACCTCGAAGCCGTTTGTAACGCGGTCGACAGCATGACCGCCAAGGAACGCGCCGAACTCAATTACATGAAGGCGCAAACCGCAGCTATCCAGGTGAACGACATCGGTGCCGTGTCGCCTGCCGAATACCGCAACACGTTGCGCGAGGACGAGCATAGCGGATATAACGAACTCACCGACGAAGATGCCAACGAGACGCCGGGCCTGTCGCCGGAAAACATTGCAGCCTTCCAGAAGGCAGGCGCGGCACAGGAGAAGGGTCAGGCAGCAGAAACAACCGCCGGGACGCCTGTGAGCCCGAATAGCGGTGCTGAAGGTACCCAGGGTGAAGAGGACGACCTTCCAGTTGGTGCGACCGGTACGCAACCGGCGACCATGGCGACGCTTATGCCCATCCTGCTGCAGCAAATGGTTCAGGGTGGCG